CGCCACGAACTTCGGTTGCGTTGTTGGGGATCGCGAAACCGAAGTTCGTGGCGACGAGTTCGTTCGAAGGCGTGCCAATGCCGATGGCGGCTGTTGCGAACGCGCCGTCATTCGCGGTGATGTTGCCGGGGTTCGACCAGACGACGTTGGGTCCACCCCCGTCCGCTCCCGTGCCCGCGATTGTTGGTCCCGCGACACTCATGGCGTTACTCCGCCGCCGTCAGGGTGAAGGGAGTGTCGTTGGGTTCCGTGAGGGAGAGGGAGAGCGACGGCCCGCTCCCGAGCGACCCCAGGATATTTTGGTCGTTTAGCGAGTCGTAGTTCGTCACGACGGCGCGGAGGTCGAATTTTGGGAACCCCCGCGCATCGGTCACGATCAATAAGAATTGTTTTTGCATGTTTCGCTCCTTTATTTCACAAATAGCGTTACGTCGCACGCGGCGCCGACGTTGTTCGTGGGCGAGGTGCAGCCGGCGATTACGATGCCGATGAGGTGCTGGAAGCCAACTTTCGAAAGCGGGATTACGACGCCTCCGGACGCGGGGATGGGAATAAAGTAGTCGGGAACGGTCGTGCCCACGGTCACGTTAGCCGCCAACGCGTCGAACACCTGAAGGAACGCTTCCGCGGCGGTTTGGTTCACCACGACGAGCCCATGCAACATGCACTGCGACGCGGTAACGGTGACTTTAGTCGCGGCGACCGCGGCTTTCGATATCGGTTTCGGGATCGGAATAAAGTTCATTGGACGCGTTTCCTCGCTTAATTCTATTTTAGCCTAACGTCTTCGATCCGAGCTTCCACGCGTTCTAACGCCCGTAGAATCAACTCGTCCCGGACCTTCGCGGCGAGTTGTTCCGCAATGACGCTGTGGAGCATCGTGCGCGCGGGCGCGACGCGTTTCTCCACGATCTCGTCGAACTTGAGTTCCCAGAACGACGGAGGTTTGGAGCCCGACGAATCCGCTGTGCCGTTCACGGAACCACCGTTTCCGTTCGTTCGCTTCACTAAACCAAGTTTCGTCGCGGTCCACACGCCCACTGCGGCGAGGAACGCCACCGCGATCACGGCCGCGGGCAAGACGGACCAGTCTTTGGGATTCGGGAGCTGGAGAATTGGGGGGAGCACAACGTTAGTTTACGCTGTGCGGAGGCGCCGGCGGGAGAACCGAGTGGAGAGCGGGAGGCGGACGGAATCCAGCCGGCGCACAACGCCACGAATCGGGTAGGCAACGTAGGTGCTTGCGAGGAAGAGGGCGAGGGCCACGGCACAAAAGGTCGAATAAATCGGCGCGTAAGCGGTGGAGAATGTCGCGGAAATAATCTGTCCCGTTGTCCACAAACCAATTCCCACCCACGTCGAGCGCGGCAGAAACGGCCCGTGGATGTAAGAGATCGCGGCAGCGAACAACGCGAGAGATCCGCAAATCAATCCCAGCACATATTGACGCTGGGGCGCGTACAACCACACTTCAGAGATCAACAACGCCGTGAGGGAGAGCGTCACGACCCAGTACAATCCCGAGAGTGTGCGGAACGTCGCGGGGAAGAAGGTGAATAGTAAGAGAACGTAGGTGAGAGAATGTCCGCCCCAGTAAATATACGGCCACGCCGAGAGCGAATGCGTCACCATAAGCACGACTTCGAATATCAACTGCCATCCCACGAACACCATCAATCCTGGATTCATCCGTAATGAAACCAAGCGCCGGAAGCACAAAACTTCCAGCGCCAAGTTCGCCATCCAAATTGTGTTCGCGAAAGTCATGATTTACTGGCCAGGCGGTTTGGGAGCGGGTGCGCCTTCCCAACCACTCGGAGCTTTCTGTTCGTCTTGCTCGTCGTCGTGCGGGAGTTCGGGTTTCTCGTCGGGCATTGTAAAAGATCCTTTATGATTGCGTTATTTAACGTGATTATGCCACAGCCAGCGGAGGAATTGCAACAACAAAGTGAAGCCCACTCCGATTCCACTCGCCTTCCAGATCGACACGTTTTTCGCTTCGGATTCGTGTTCCCGGAGCCGGTCGGCTTCCAAACGCGCGACCTTCTCCTTCAATTCCGCGATATCCTTGGCAAACTCGATCTCAACACGTTCGTTCATTTCCGCTTTCCTCCGAGCGTGTTGGGCACAGAGATAGTATATCGCATTCGGGGGTTGACAGAATTCTAAGAGTCCTCTTATAATCAAAATCGTGATTGACTCCCGTGCGGAACTGTGTCACACTCCCCGCACTATGAGACAATCACGCGTTGTAAAAATTCTACTTCAAAAGGAAACTCAAAACGTGTACAAAACTATCTTTGTTGTTGCGTTGTGTATCGCAGCGACCGCGTGTGGTGGCGCTCAAGTGGTGATGCCCCAGGATGGCGGAGGGTGTTGTATAGCGACGCCGACTCCTACTCCGGTGCCGCCCGCACCCACGCCCACACCTAATCCTAACTTCGTTCCCCCGCAACCGCTCACGTGTACGGGCAATATTCTCGTTGGCGGCGGGCAGCAATGTACGTTCAGTGATGGCGTGTCGTTCTATCGCGCGGATCAATTCTCGGAAGCGATCGGGCCGGATGGGCACGGGACGTTTCAGATCATAAGCGAGGAAGGGTTTAACGGGACCGCGTTGCACCAAGTCACCTTCACGTTCCCCGTTCCCATTCGTTTACTGGAAATCCACGGCACCGCGAGCATCGATTCGTGGTGCAACAACAACGGTGTGGTAACGACGTGGGACTCAAATGCGACGGACGGCACAATCGGTCATATCGTGGGAGCGAAGAATTTTCTCTTCAACTCGGGCGACACAGTGTCGTATGTGATACCGCAGACGGTGTTCCCTGCGCCGATCCCAATCGCGTCTGTGACGCATAATGTATTTGTCGATCTCTGCGCGGGCTCGACCATCCATTGGGTTCTGTTCGGGTCATTTTAGAAAGGTCACATGAAAAAATTAATAACACTCGCCCTGCTGTTGTCCAGCGTGTTCGCGCTTAATGGATACAAACATCTAAGCACACTCAATCCAATCAACCCGCCTTCTGTAATGGCGGCCACACTCCTGCCGATGTGCGACACCAATGGCGCGTGTAATTATCAATACAATTACACATGGGGTTATTGCCAGTGGCAGAGTTACCAGACGGCCAAAACCTTCACCGTCGCGGTGGAAATCGGCATTAACAGCGGCAACGTGAGTGATGTGTGCTATGTGCCGTTGGCGTTCGGCGGGAATGTCGTGAACGCGCAGGGGGTAACGAACTACACGCCTTGGACTGCGAATCTTAGTAGTATGTTTTTGAACGTCCGGGCATGTACGGGAGCGGCGTTTGGTTGCGCTTATCCCTCACAGCAAGAGCATGTTTTCGCGCATAAATACACGGTGAAAGGTACGCCGCAGTCGGTTCCGTTTTCAAGCGCCTTTATCACACCGCTCACCACTAACGGTTTTATGGTGGTGTTTAACGACGATTTAATAGCAGCAAAACCCACAACCATCAACCTGTCGTTCTCAGGGAACTTGCAGTAGTCTGTTAGATCCTAGGGCCGTCCTTCGGGGCGGCCTTTTTAATTGCTTGGTGTGAGCAGAAACGTCATAGTTGGGACTCTGGTGGCGGTGTCGTTGAAAATGTTCCACGCGTCGGCCCCAGCGGTCGTTTTGGCCTGCAACTTAATTGTGTGGGACGCTCCATCCCCGGTAATCGCCCAGCCAAGAGTTGATGCAGTCGTATTGTTTAAAACTGCTGTTACTTGATTTTCCACCACCACGCTGGTATCAAGGAGTGCCAAGCCGACACTGGTGGTCGCGGTTGTTGGAAATACGACTGCATTGACCTGTATGCTTAGTTTCCAGCCTGTAGGAATAGTTACTGTATACGCAAGATTCGTTGCATCGACATCCGCAAAAGAAGTGTTGGTGCCGTTGTAATTCCCCAGGCCCGTGCCCTTTTTTAGTGTGATTGTCGGAATGCCCGTGCCCGTGGGAGTGCTGTTTATGACTGGACTCGTCAACGTGGTGGACGTGAAGGTATCGCCCGACGTTGCCGCTACCGTCAACGCCCCGCCGTTGTTGTTGTTCATCTTCCAGCGGTGAGCGGTCGAATCGGCGTAGAGCAAATCGCTCGACGCAACCCCGCTCGGTGCGGCGACTTCAACTTCCGCGTATGGTTCGGTGGACGAAATCACGGTGCCATTGTCGGTAATCGCCGAGTTCCCGATAATCCCGCTCGCGCCCGTGGTGAATTTGGGGATGATGTTGTTCGTGCCGGTGCCGGTGTTGACGGTGCCGGACGTGGGGAACGTCGCAGTCGAGTTCTGTGCCGTACCGCCTTGTGCAGTTGGTAACGGCGAGGCGAGATGGGTCGCGGTGACTTGATCGGACGTGTTAATGTCCACGCCAGATTGCACGAACTGTACCGCGCTGCCACCGTTGTCGCACTTTTTAAGCCGGTGCGCTGCCGAATCCGCCCACACGAAATCCACGCCCGCCACGCACGTTGGTGCGGCTTGTTCGAGAAGGCCGAGTCCCAGGAGTTTCCATAACGCGGTGGTTGGTGAGTTCCCCGCGTCGATTCGCATGTACGTGGCGTCGCTTAAAGTTGGGGTGACAAGCGGAGTAATATTCGACGGGGCTTTAGTGTCCAGTGAAACCGTTACCTCAGAGAGCGCGAAATGATACAGTGCTCCATGAACCGGCGCTCCGTTATACAACGTCGTGATCGAATAAAGCGTGGTGTCCAGCGTGCCCGCCGCCGTGATTTGGTCGTTGGGTATGAGCGCGGTGGAAACCAAACCATTCGCGTCCGGCGAAACACAAACGTTATCGGTTTGGACTAAAACCGCGCTTCCCGCTACGTGAGGATCGGGTACGGCCTGTCCCGTGGCGTCTACCAACGACAGGCATAATTTTGCCTTGGTAGCCTGGTTGCCGCCAAACAGCGTTTTTAAATCCGCGGTGAGCGTGATGGTGGATTGACCGAACGCGCCCAACGCGCTAAACAGCAGCAGAACTATCGGAACTAGAATTCTTCGTTTCATTTTGATTTTGCGCCTTGTCGATTTTTTGGTCGCCGAACAAAAACACGCTCCCGGGTTGGTGCTTTGACGCTTCGTAGCCGTCGTATCCCGCTTCAAGTAAAGCGTGCTCGGCGCTATTCGCGGCGACCGCCTTCGCCATCGCGGGATCCACGCCGTTCGCGACGTTCTCTTTGAACGATTGCGTGAGCGCGGTGGCCCACGTCGCTCTCGCCGCCCCATCAATATCCGCAATCGCCTTGTCACCCGAAATCCCGACCGCGTTCTTGCGCGACGCGATGGAAGGGTGGGCGACGTGACCCGCACGATAGGCGTGGACGCCGGCCGGCGCACCCCTCCCGAGCTTCACGCGGTGAGCATCGGACGCTTGAGGAGAACTCCCCCTCCGCGCTCCGTGCAGAACGCCACCTTCCACATTAGCGTCTGTGAAATGTGTTCCTGCGAAGGGCGTCTTCGGGGGCGAGAATTGGCCGGTCGATTGAAAGTCGAGTGGGTGATTAGCCATACAAGGCTATTTTACTTGGTGCGACGCGGCGCCAAGCGGTACTCGCCGGACGAGAGATAATCGCCCACCCGCGACGCCGGCACATCGCCGTGTTCACCGGAACGATGGATCAACTCGATCGTGTTCGGCGCCCGGCCCGGTTTCCCGAACGTTTGTGCGGCGTTCCCCGCGAATTTACGCAGGATCTCGGAATCGGCCACTCCGCTATTGTTGTTCGCGACTTCGAGCGAACCGTCCGGTCGTTGCCGTAATACGGCCTCGCCGTTCCCCACGTCGATCGAGCCCCCGTGCACGCCGGTCGCTCCAGTCTTCGTGTTTATCTTGAGCGTAGTTCCGCGGTGCAACTCCTCCAACGACCCGCCCCCGATATTTGAGTGTCCCGACGCCCCGCCCGTCCGCATCGCTTCAGTCTGCAAATCGGTCCCGCGCCTTATCGCCTGGATCCGCTCCGGCACACTTAGCGAATCGTACGGTCGCCCGAATAACTGCTGGGCTCCGCGTTCGTTAAACTCCGCCGCTTGTGCGGGCGAGTTGTGGGCGGTCGCGTTCTTCATCGCCGTAACGTCGGGGTGCTCGGTCGGAGTGCGGCCGTTCACGTAATCGCGTATGAGCGCCGGAATCACACCTTCGTTCGACGCGGGCGACTCAATCGTCCGTCCGTTCGTAAGTGTGGACTGCGATTTCTCTGGCAATCCGATCGCCGCATTAACCTGTTCCGGCAGCAACCCACGAATATTCGGCCCCGCGCCGATTTGTTGCGGAACGCGCACAGCGTTTGGTAGCGTCGAGGCGTTCGCTTGGGAATTATAAGGAACGTGCTCGAACGTTCCCGCAGCGCCCGGCGGTGTCGCGCCCAAACGCTGCAACCGCGTGGTCGAGGCGATGGGCGGTGGCGCTAACGACGGGTTCTGAATGGAACTCGGTCCGAGGGGCGTGGCACCGGGACCGAGCAACCCAGCCGGTTGTAGGGGCGTGTAGAGCGGCGCGTCCGGCGTCGCCGGGCCGAGATTCGACAACGACCGCATCACGCGGTTCTGGTACTGCGCGATTGGCGTCGTCGCATCGGGATTCACGACCGCTTGAATAATATCGGGAATCGCTTTAACGATAGTCCCGGGGCGCGTCAACTGGACTTTTAGCGCCGCGCGTTTCGATGCCGTGATTCGCGGATTATTTCCGAGATCGTTCCGCCTTGACATCAACGCTTGGTTCGCAGTTTTCGTGACCCCCGCTTTCGCCTCAATCAACGCTCCTTCGCGCTGGGCGAGCGAACGCACATCATCCCGCCCGCTTAAATCCGCCAAGCGATCGTAATAACTCTGCCGCAGTGCCGACGCTCCGATCCTCTTCGCTTGCATCGCCGCGGGGCTTACGTCCTGCGCCGCCACCGACTTATTCAACTCCGGTGCGAGTTCGTCATTCAACGCGTGGCGGAGCTGGTCGGCGGAACCAATGTCCTTCGCCGTCCGAATGCGATCCGCGACGGATTGCAACTCGTCAATTTGAGCTTGCGCGCGGCCCGCAGTCTTCGGGTTCGGCGAACGCGCTTCATTCCGCATTTGATCGGTGATCTTACCTTCCGCTGCCTGCGCCGCCGCTTCGGGATCAAACGCCGCCGTTTTGTACGGACTACGAATCGCCGCGACTTGAGCTTCGTGGTTGTCGATCGATCCCTGGATTACTTTCTGCGGCAGCTCGACCCCAGCGCGCCCTTTCGGCACATTAATCTGCGGTTCCGCTCCCAACCTTACGCGAATCGGGTTCGCGGGGTTCGCCGCCGCTTCCTTTGCCGCAGCGTTCCTCACTTCGCCGAGAATACTCGTTTTTGCAACGGCGTTCTCCGGGTGTAACACATTAAACGCCGATTCCTGCGCCGGTGTCGTGACCTTCGCCAATGGCGGCGTTTTCGGTCTTAACGCCTCCCCCGCCACGATCGGCGCGATAATGCCTGTCGTAGTGCCGAGACCCCCCGCGACGTTCCCCTCGCCCAACTGCTCTCCCGCTTTCGCCGGCGCATTCCCCAGCACAGGCGACGCCACCGCCGCCCCTAAATAACCAGTCCCGCCGATTTCGTGGGCAAGAAAACCCGGCACGTCGCGATTGCTTAACGCGGTGTTCGCTGCATCCGCCTCGCCATACGCTTTCTTCACCAACGGTGGAATGTTCGTGACCGCGCTCTCTGCCATCGCTTTGAGCGGAGCGGCGGGATCCAACGCATTTAACACGGTCTTAAACGGGTGCTTCCCGGCTTCCTGGTTCGCGGCAGCCATTTGTTCGGGAGCCAGTCCAAGCACGCTTGCAGCGGAGTGGAAGAAGCCCTCGGGTTTGGGAGCGGTAGGGGCGGTTTGATCCGGCCCGACGATGCCCGTATTATTCGGGTCGTTCTGACCCGTGTTTACTACAGTTGCACCGGGCGGAAGGTCGGAGAACGCTGTGGGAGCGGATTTCTGCTTCGGCGCACCGCTTACGACGGTCGCGCCTTGGGGCAAATCGGAATATTGAGGATTCGCTGGCACTACTGCCCCGTGTACGGAACCCACTTGCCGTTCCGTTTGATTTGCTGTGCGTTGCCGACTTTGATAATAGTGCCTTCGGGCGCGACGTTGCCGCTCGGAGCGGGTTTCGCCGTCGCTCCCGGACGATTCGGCTGAAACTTCCCGATGTCCCCGTACGTGTTGAGGAACGTCCCAATCGCGTCGATCGACCCCTTAATCGCCTGGGGCGTCATCGCGGGATTGAGAGTTTGGTCGAAGGATTGAAGGATTTGTGCTCCGCCCCTCGCGCCGAAGTGGGCACGGACGGCTCCGGACTTCAGTAGTTTTAGCGTCGTGAGGAAATTCGCCACGTCGGGGTCGTTCCCACCGTAACCTTTCGTTAAGAACTCGTTCAACCGGCCCATCAACGGCCCGAGTTCGCCTTTACGTGCCAGGTTATCCACAGCCGTCTTAAACTCTGGAATGTGCGACGCGACGGCTCCCGCCGCTTGACCAGCGGTGCGGGTGGCGGCGGTCGGACCTTGCTGGGAGAATTCGGTCTGGGCTTTGGGGAGTCCCCGTTGCAACCTCTCCGCATCCGTCATCGGCACTAAATCGCCATTTTCGTCGTACACGTCCACGACGCCGGCCTGGCGCCCGGCTACGGCCCGGGTCATCGAAGGCGACGAAACGGAGATTTGATGCAGCCGCCGTCCCGTATTATCCACAACCCACAACCCTTCTTGGCCCAAATCCTTGATCCCCGCGCCGTGCGCTCGTAATGCGGCGCTGAAATTCTTCAACGTCGCGCCGGAAATCGATTTCCCCGCGAGTTCGGGTTGTTCGGCGAGTTCAGCCATTTGTGGCGACACAACCATCGGTGCGCCTTGGCGCAACAACTCCCGCTGATACGCGCCTTTGTCCTTCACGTTCTGAAGCGCGACCGCGCCCGTATTCTTGAGCCCCTGGACGCTCGTAGCGGCGTTCGCTCGCGTCCCCGCGACGTTCTCCGTCGTCTCGTTCCGTCCGGACATGTAATCCGCGTACGCCTTCGCTTTGGGGATCTCGACGTTTTGGAGTTCCGCGCGTTTCAACGCGCCGGCTTTCTCCGCGGCGAGTTCGTCCCGGAGCATCTGGGCACCGACGGGAGCGTGGCCCTCCGGTCCCCCGGCGGCTTCCAACGCCCCGCCGATCGCGCCGATATAAGGTAAAATTTTCCCTATTCTCTCTCCCACCGTCGCTTTATGGGGGGCGAGTTGGGGCCGGGCGGTCGCTGGAGGGGCCGCGAGCGTGTTCAAGGGGTTCTCGGGTGCCGGGGCACTCTGCGGCTGTCCTGGGACGAAATTTGGCGCGGGAGGAACGGGATTGTCGCCCGTGGTGAGGGCGTTAAGGACGTTTTGAGGCGGGGGTTCCGCAGCCGCAACGGCCGCGTCACCAGTGGGTAAGGGCGGTGGAACTGCGGCGTTCGCGTCTCCCCCCAACCCACCGCGTATCGCCGCGGCGACCTCGGGAGGGATCACGCCGGGAGCTTTCGGATTCAAAAGAGTTGGGTCCACGCTTAACCTCCCCATCCACCGGAACTAAACGCTTTCGGCATCCCTGCAATCGAGCTCGCCAATGACACGCCCGTCGCCACGCCTTTGCCGATATCGCCCAACGTCGAGCCCATTTGGGATTGCGCGGTTGCGGAGTTAGAAGCGGTGCCTAACGCACGGTTCGGGTCGTACAAATTCTGCAACCCGCTTCTTGCGTTCATTGCCGCGAGCGTGTTCTCGCGCTGGAGCATGAGCGCATCGTTATACGCTTTGTTCTCGCTCCCCGCTTGGGCCACGTTAGCGGAGTTGATACCAGAAGAGAAAGCTGCATCCGGTGTGCCGGCGAACCCTCTCTGCGCGTTTACGCGTGCGACATTCTGTCGCGCATTGCCGTAATTTCGGTTGATATCGGCGAGGGAGTTCGCTAGATACGCGGCGGACGATTGGCCAAGACCGCCCGGGCCTGATTGTTCGAGCCCGCCAATATCCTTGTTCTCCGCGCCGTACTGTTCGCCCTGGCGCGAGGTGTCGGTGGCGGAGTTAGCGAGAGCGGTGTCGGTTACTTTTTGTTGGCTCTCGCGGCCCTTCTTATTCTGTTCGACTGGCCCGGCATAGATAATCCAGTCGTGGTCCAACACCCAACCCGTCGCCATATCGACTTCGATTTTTCGCGTAATCCTCATACCACCGCCTGGTTATAGTTTACTCTGGGGAGTCCACCGCACGTTGTAAAGCCGCGCGTTCGGCGGCATCGCGTTCGGCGCCGAGCAATGGCACGGTGTCGGGTCTCATCGCCCGTCGCAGCACAACACACCGTTGCACCGTAACGTCGTACCCGTAGTGCTTCAACAACCGCAAGTAATCTTCCTCGCTCTCGGGTATCGCGATATAGATATCGACCGCCCCGGAGCGTTTCTGCGCCGCGTGGCTCAAATACGTCTCTAACTTCACCAACGCCGAGAAAACGTCCGATGCCGACGCGTTGGGGTTCTTAATCAACGGATCGAGCACCACCGCATCGATCGCCGTAAGCGACGCGATGATCTCACCGTTTTTCACGGCCAGAGAAGTTTCGACGTGCCCACCACATGAGTTGTAATCGTGCGGAATCTCCAGGTCGCCTTTTGTATAAGCACGCCTGAATTTCTCCAACGTCCTGACCTGTTCCGAGTTCTCCAACGGCGCTAAAAATATTGATTTCATTCCCTCTCCTCTACGGCAAATCCCGGTAATTTCCATTCCCACTCTTCGCATTCAGCGCGTCGCGGTTGGACAAGTCCGTTCCCGTCACGGACGCGGTGGCGGTATCGTTCGGGGCGATTGCGGTCGAACTCAGGACGCTCGTGGGCTTCCCCAACACGTTCTGCGGGTTCTTCACCGTGCCAGCGGTCGCCCGCACGCGATAATACCGCACTGTCGGCGCGGTCCCGGTCGAAGTCGGCACGGTGTCGAAGTGAGCGTTGGCATTGTTTCCTGGAAGCAGATGCGCGGTGAGCAACACCGAGAAATCTCCCGTCGAACTAATCTCCACCTGATACCCATCCGCGCCCTTCACCGCGCTCCACGTTAAATAATTCCCTCCCTGCTTCGACGCGACGGCGAAGTTCGCGGGGATGGGCGGAGAGGTGGGGGAGAAGAGAGTTTGGCGCAACCCCGCTTGCCATTGTGCCAGGCCCGGGATTGTGGTGATCGTGGGAATCGTGCTCTGGGCCATTTACGCTCCGGTCAAGTTTTCTTGCGAAAAAACGTGACATTCCGCTGTACATCTAGTTTATATTGTGGTAGAGTGGGGAACATGCAGGAATACAAAGTTGCGGGAATTCGGGTTTTTACGGCGGATTGGATGAAACCGGACGAGATAGTGGTGGTTCCCGACCGTCGCACGCTTGAATCGGATGACGAATACTGGAACCGCGTTCGTTCACAAGCGGTGATTGTGCGTGGAATCGAGATACCGAAATGAGCGATTTTGGCGAAACCTTCAGTCCGGTTGCCGCAAAAGAACACCGTTGTATCTGGTGCTACTGGCGAATCCCAAAAGGTGAGAAGCACAAACTTTACAAGGGTGTGTACGACGGTGAATGGCAAAACTGGAGAATGCACAACGAGTGTTTTGAGGAACAACAAAAAGAAGCCCTGATTGGCTATCCCGAATTTACGCCGGGAGAAGCCAATCCGCCCGAAAGAATTCGACTCTTGTTCACGCCGTCCCCTTCGACCCCGAAAAATTCTCGTTCCTCGGAATCTGGCGCAGCTCCCACGTCTTAACCCCGTCCGTCGCGTACAACACGCCCTCGATCTCGGCCCATTGGAGCGGTGTGGGGGAGAGGATCACGAAATCCGAAAAACGAATCGTAGTAACGACGGCCACAGCGCACGACCTTTCGCGTTCTGTAGCTATTTTATCGTTTCCGCGGCGGGATCGGATTTCAGCATGATTCCGCGTAATGACCCGGCGTTCGTGCTCGCCGCGACCAGAATCTCGACCATCAATCTCTTGCACGTCACTCCCACCACGCCGTCGGTCGCCGCGAAGTACGCACGATATCGACTGGCGGAATCGGGCACCAACGCCGCATTCATCGGGCCAAACGGCGTGCCGGGACTGTCGGCGTTCTGCGGATCGAGGTAGAAATTTATCGTAACGTCGTTCGCGAGATTCGCCGTCGAAGTCTCGTACTCAATATAGTCGGGAACGTGCATGATGTCGGGACGGTTGAAGTTGATGAGCGCGGTGCGGAACGTCGCAGCGGGCAACGTCGCATTCACGTACGTCCCTGAAACGTCGTCCATTACGTAGACGAAACCATCCGTTCCGCCACCCACCAGAATCTTGTTCCCGGCGGTCGGTTCGAACACCGCTACACTCACGAACCCCCGTTGCGACTCCCACCACGATTTCGTGGGCCAATCGTAGACGTAGGTGTGGTAGACGTTGGAGGTGTCTTGATAGCAAACCACTAACCAATCCCGCGAGTTGTATTTGTACGGCAGAATCCGCACATTATCAATATCCGACGCGAGAATCGTGAGGAATTTCGTGCGCATCGGTCGGCCGATCTCGACGAGCTGGTCCGTAACGTTGAAATCCTGAGGCGTGATATTCCCGTAAATCGGCGAGATCGGCGGGTAGTTCTTCAGGAGCTTATCGTACCCGAAAATCACCAATCCATGTGACGTTGACGCCATGCCCCACCGCGATATCACCCCGCCGTCAATCGTGACGACCTGCATTATGCCGAAGTCGTCGATCGAATTCCCGTAAAGCGGGATAATCCCGGACTCCGTGCCCATCCACAACGCGTCGGCGTGGGATTTCAACGCCCGGATGCGGTTCGCTTCTTGCGGATACGCGAACACGTCCACGATATCGGAGAGCGTTGCGGCGCCCGCTTGGCCGGGGTTCGATTCCTGCGGACTCCCGTTCCCGTTCCCGCTCGACACTTCCTCGTTCGCCGAGAACCCCACGAAACTCGGCTTCGTCTCCTGCCGGCGGAAGATTCGCGACTTGTGGACTTCGACGATCCGCGAACCGAACGGCGGGTCGTTGCGGATCGGTCGATCAACATTCTGAATTGTGGACGTGGGATCCGTAATAAACGCCGCCTGGTCAATGTAAACGGGTGGGTTCGCCGTCACCGCGATGTGCCCCAGAAACTTCCCGAGCTTACTCCCCTCGGTCTCGCTCCCGTAATAATGAATGTGCGTGGTGCGCGGCGGAACCACCAAATACCCGCCCGTTTGCGACGACGGCGCATTCGCCGCGAGCGTCATGTGCGTGGCGTCCGTGAATGACGCAATCGCTCCCATATTCACGCCGTTGACGTAGAGATACTGTCCGACCATTGCGGCGGTGAAAATGCTCGTGCCCGTGACCGCTGTGGAACCAATCGTCGTCGTGGCGTTCCCCGCCGTGACGCTCACCTTCACTTCTTTATTGACGATCACGCCGGTCGTGTCGCTAATCGGCGAAGTCGAGGATTCGTGAACCCGCCCCGCCGTCTCGTCCGCCAGCGTGTACCAATAATAACGTCCGACTGTTGTGGTGAGCGTGCCAGCCGTCCCCGCATCAATCCCGGGTTTGTTCGTGGGAATCGGGAAACCTTCGACCACGAATGTCGCGTTGGGGCCGTCGTAGAGCCACGAATTCGTTCCATCGGCGATGTGCAGGAGATTATTAAGAACGCAGAATTGGGGCGTGTCGCTGAACGGCGTGGTCGTCGTGAATCCCGTCGCCGGATTTATCAACGACTGAATCACCCACGCGCCCGCGACTTCTTTATAAATCTGCGTCGCCGTGCAAGCGAACCTCGCGCTTTGGCGCACACCGGATGTATCGTTAAACGGATAGTCCACCAATGCCGTGACCTTCGACGGTGCGCCAATTTGCGTGGCGAGATACTTCGCCTGGCCCGATTCCCTCGCGAGTTCGCCCGAAATCGACGGGATGAACGACAAAACGCGCCGGGCGGTGTTGGGCGATTGCGAGTCTTGGCCCGCGAAGGTTTCTTCACTCCCGCAAAGGTTAAAGATATACGTCTCGGAATCCTTCGGGCTTTTGGGCGGCATCTAGTATTCTGCCTCTGCACTGAAATTCGCGTTTGTTTCGCTCCGATTCCCCGCTGCCTGCACCGTCGCAATAATCCCGTTCCTCCACGCTTCCACCCACATCGCGAACGCGGTCGGATCATTAATCGACTGCAACCGTTTCACGGCGAACGTTGTGATGTCGTTGGTGAACGGTGCGACGGTTTCGTCAATCGTGCCGCCCGATTGCAGCATCGGCAGCGCGCGAACGTACCAAACTTTCAACGTGAATGCGACTTCAGGATACCGCGCGAGGATGAGGGTATTTTTGCCGACGATTGAATAAAAATATACTGACGTAAACTCGTCGATCGCAGAGGTGCTTGAACTCGGCCCAATCGCGGTCGAGTTATTACGCTGGGTCACAAATTCCGGATGATGAATTTTTCGATAAAGAAATTGTACGCGTTCGTAACCCGTCGGCGCGAGAACTTCGATGAAACGCGGTCGTAAGCAATCGCCAGGGAGCGTGTACTCACGGGTCGTCGTGTTCAGTGCGGCGAAGGTGTTGGTTTGGGAGGCGGTGGTCGTGGTGGACTGAAGAAAGAAGTCGTCCGCAACCGCCACCAATGCCTTCCACACCTCCGCCAGCCCCTCGTTAATCGCCGAAGTGTATTGTGACGGCGTGGAGGCGTTGGCGCGACCGCCCATGCGGGCTTGCACGTCGGAGAGGATTTGGGCGTAAGAAACGGACATTCAGGACGCTCCTGAGTCTAGTTTATAGGAGCGGACGGCCGTGGGCGTCAACGAGAATACGCTTTCGAGTTGAGGACTCGACCGGCGCGGACGAACTCAGGATGGATTGGTCCTCGCGCAGACCGAGGGCGGATTTGAGTGTGCGTTGCCCCAACTGCACTTCGCGCAATAGCCCCTTGCGTTTCTTCGACATCATAAAATCATAGGGCGAGATGCCGCCGTTGCCGCGACCGAACGCTTCTCCCGCCGCGTTCTCAATCCACGACGCGAACTTCTCGTCCTCGCGTGCGTTCGCCGCGAACTCCTCCGCCTCCACTTTATCGGCGTACCTTGAATACCCACCGTACCGCTTCATATCGCCCAGGCACAACGCGTTATAAACCTGCGCGTCCACTCTATCCACCATCACAATCACGCGTTTGCCGCGTTCGAGAGAGATGATTTCCTCGTTGATCCCCGCGAGATCGTCGCGGTCGGCTTGAGTAGCGTTAAAACGCCGGCACCGTAGTTCCTCACGCTCCCGTTTCCGTCGCAACCATTTAAGCTCGACAATCGGCGTTACTGCGGTGCGCTCAATCACCCACCTTCCGACGTGCTCGCCCCACCGCACCGATAAAAGCGGATCCATCGCCGCAAGCGTGTTCGAGATCGATTCGGGTGGGAGCATTATTTCGCGTCCTCGAACACGAGAACTTCTCCTGTGCCTATAGATTGATCTGGGTTGACGGTAAAACGAACTTGAACGTTCAAACCGTTGACACAAACGCGGGTTATTACACGGTTGCGTCCGCCTGGCCATTTCTGAGTCACAATGTTTGCGCCATCAGGAAAACGTTCATACTCAGAGTGTAGCTCCGCCACAACGGCGGGTTGCTTGACAATAGCTTCGGGAATTTCTTTCGCAGCAATCGACATTTATTTCGCGTCCCTTTCGAGCCAGGCACGTAACCACTGTCCGTAGACCCCGGGATTCATCTCGGCGAGATGACGGTGGCGTGCGGCGGCGGCGTCACAGAGTTTCTTAAATGCGACTTCCGCGTCCGTTTGATTGAGCGCCAGAAGTGTGACCGGCCCGATCTGGCCGTCCACCCTCACCCCAGCGACCTCTTGGAGCATTTTTGCGGCCGTCCCGACTCCCTGATTCACGGCGATATCGTAAACTTTGTTCGCGACATCCTGTGATATTACGCTACCGAGCTTGAGCGGCGCCCAATAATCGCGTTCGAACAACTTCTCGGCGAATTCCAGCGCGTGTTCGTAGGAGCCGGTCCAGAAGTCATCGGGAAGCTCGGGGTGGGCGAGGGAGTTCACGCCCAAACGCGCCCGACCGCCGTGGGGCTCCGCAGAGACCGCCCCGGGATGCCGAGGATCGTCCTCGAACGCCATCGTCCGTAAAAAGGCTGTGCGGAAATCGGCCATTACGCGCCGGGCTCCAGGGACTTTTCGGGCTCGGGAGATTTCTCTAGCTCCTTAACCCGCACCGAAGCGGCAACGTGCTCGAACTCGGCAGCGAACATCTCCTCCGCGATCTCCGCGCCGGGGAATCGCGCATCAAACGCGCTCTTGAACTGTGCGGCTTTAGAGGCGTCGTCCAATGCCGGCCGCACCTCATCCAATTTCTTCTTCAACTCGTGGGCGAATTCAACCTGGTCTTGAGAACAATAAATCACGCGCTCACCTCTTTCATTTCCGCAACCGCCGCCTGGTCCTCTTCGCATTCGAGGATGTGATTCTTCAAACGCTCGACCGTGCCTTGATCGATCGTACAAATCGGGCACGTAGTCTTACGGGCGCGTTTGGCGCTGGGTTGTTCTTGATTGGTCGGCCACTTCTCGACGATTTCGAGAACGGGGATAAACGCGGCGTCGAGGGCCGACTCAAATTTGACCCCTGCCCACTCCGTCGGCGAGCCGCCGAACAAAATCCCCTGCGCATAGAGCCCCCGCGCGACATCATCGTTTACAGTGATGATCTTACCGGGTTCAAACTCATACGCTACAGCGTCGTGCTTCACCACGTACGTCTTCGGGCCGGTGGGTTTGCGGAACTTATCGAGTGGACCACGCGCACGGAACGCGCCGTTGGTCTCCAGGGTCTTCAGCACCGCGTCTTCGTCGGTAAGCCGCAGCGATACGTTGTAGGACATGGTGGAAATCTCCTCTTTTTGCGCGAACTCGTCCGGGTAAATCGCTTCTGGCCGGGAGCCCGAGTTCGCGGGACGGAGTAGCCGTCTAGAGATAGTCTATCAAACTGGTGCGGTCGGAGAGATTCGAACTCTCACTGAGCGGGTCTTAAATCCACTGCCTCTGCCGTTGGGCTACGACCGCGAGAATGGTAGGCCGGGTGGGAGTCGAACCCACAAATAGCAGTTTCTAAGACTGCTCTCTTTGCCATTTGAGTACCGGCCTGTGGTGCAGCACGTAGGAATCGAACCTACACTGAACGGGATTTGAAGCCGTTGCCTCTGCCAGATTGGGCTAGTGCTGCGGAGAAATTATAGGAGTCGTAATCGCGGAAGAACTCTGTGGGGGAGGAGCGAATCGAACGCTCGTGAACTTGTTCCCAAGACAAGTGGGCGGCCACTACCCGACACCCCCACACAATTCTCCAGCGGAGAAAGTGTGGGTCGCGGTCGGGTTGGGGAGAGCAAGCGCATGGTTGGTACTCGGTACAGAACTACGGTATCACAAAGACGAGCCGGTTGTCAAGTGGCGTTTACCAGAGGACTTTGGCGGCGAATTTCGCCGATTTCACAACGGCGTGCTCGGACGCTTTTGCGGCCTTCACACTGGCGTGTGCAGCGGGCTTAACCGCGTGCTTGAACGCGAACCTCGCAACCCCGGCGTGGGCCGGGACGAACGCGAGAACGGAGAACACAACGACGAGAACGACGGCAAACTTACGCATGATGACGACTCCTAACGCGGCTCCTCCGCCCGAGCCTAAACCCGAACGGAGGAGGAGAGATGCTAATTTAATTCTACTACACGAAAAAGGAGGAGCCCGAAGGCTCCCCCGAAGTTGCCGTGATGCCGTCCGCTTAGATACCGAACGCGCCGGCGGTCACAGTTGCCGTGATGCCGTCCGCTCTGGAACACGAAACTGGCATATCGTTGAAGAAATTCTCCCTCAGACGATACCGCGCTTCATACTGGTCGGTGTTCGCGGCACGGAGAAATACCGTTCCGTCGTTCTTCGCCCAGCCGCTCTCGCCCAGTTCGTAACGTTCCAGGTGACCCTCGCTCAAGAAGAACAGAGTGCCGTACGCTGCGTCGCGGTCCGCCGTCCCATCAATCCCCGCGAAACCCCAGTTGTCGTTGCCCGCCGGACCCGCCTGGAAAGTGGAACCTTTGTTGCCTTGCTGGACGTTGTAGCGTTTGTCCTGCTCGGTCAACTTCCAGACCTCGCGCTTAATGCTGTGATGCCCGTACAACGCCTTCACCTTCTCGCCGCTCACTTCTTCGTTGTTGTCGATGATACGGTTCAAAAGATCGGGGTTCAGTGCGCCGACCGACGTAAGAACGTTCGACTGGAAAAACGCGTTCGCAGCGAGCGAACGGTTGATGGAGAAGATGTTCGAGGCGTAGGTCGTGGCGTCCACCAGAGCCAACAAACCGTACGGCTCCAAGTTGAACGATGACTCGCCCGGCGCCACCGCGTTCGAACCGAACGACACTAAATCGCCGGTCGTAGTGTTGACCGCCGAATCCAACACAACTGTGGTGGACGTGACGGAAGTGACCTTCTGGACGCCGCGGAGAATCGCGCCGGTTGAATCCGTGAACGCGAGAATATCTCCCACTTTCACGAACCGTCCGACGTTGGTTGTGCCCACGACGTTGCCCGGATCCTTGAGGGTCTGCGTGGCGGAGTTCGCGCCGCTCGAAATCACGGCCAATGTGCCCTGGCCAAAGTAGTTCAAACCACGATTGCGCTGGCGGGAGATGTCTTTTACAAGACCGTCCTGCTCCAGCTTGATCGCGGAAATAAACGCGCCTTTGTCTGTGGCGGTCGCGTCCATAATATCGGCCGAAATCTGAATATGCCCCATCCACTTGCGAATGGGGATTTTGGCGTCCGTGGTTCCCTGGTTGCCGGCACTGGGAATCTGCCCAGTGTCGATCGCGATCGCCTTCACGCCGGAGTTACGAGCGTTGTGCAGCGGCACGACGACTTCGTTGCCTTCCCACTTTTTATCGGACATATCGCCATTGACGAAATACTTCAATGCCGGAGTCTTTTGGTTGATTTGCTCGCGCAGCGGCCCTTCGTAGACTTCTTTAAGAATAGCCCCAGCGACGCTGGTATCAAAGCCCATGATTTCACTTTTCCATTTCTTCGTTGGTACTCGCCGAACGCGCCCGTGCGCTAACCCTGCTCGGCCATAATCTCATCAATCCGGTCCATCGCGGCCTTGGTGAGTTTCGGGTCCTTGAGGCCGGAGAATTTAGCCGGCTGTTTATCCGACTGCTGCTCCCGTCCCGTTCCCTGTGCCGGCAGTGTCCGCGCCGTTCGCGCTGCGAGTTGTGCCTTGGTCTTGACGGTCGTGACGTTCGCGGATTTGAATGAGGCGCCGGGTTTTACGGAGGGCAGAGCGAACTCCGCCGCTTCTTTGATGATGGATTGCTGTTCCGCGCGGTTGCCCGAGCGTACGGCGTTCCACCACCGTCCCAATGTCTCTTCGTCCCCGTCCACATACGCCTGGATCCTACCCGTTAAGCGTTTAAGTTCGCCGTCGGTTAACGACAACTTCGCATCGCTCAACTGCTTGTCCAGCCATTCCCGTCCAGTGCGGATCGCATCGTTGTTCGCGGACTCCAGTTGTTTCTCCGGAGCCCCTTTCAACTCTGCCATCTCGGCTTGCAGCTTCTCAAGCTCGGTCTTCGAAACAAACCCATGTTTCTCGGCCTGTTCCTTGTACCACTTGTCCGCCGCCTTAATCGCCTTGATTTCCTCCGCCGACTTACCCTCGAACCGAGGGTCTTCGTCGCCACCCGAAGAAGTATTCTTCGTTTTGGCCGCCGCCGCGGCTTTCTCCGCCCGCGCCGCCACCAACTCCTCGAAAAGCGATTTGATTACCTCGGGGGACGCATTGCCCTTGCCCACGTAGCTCTCAACCAGCGTTTTCATTCCCGAAAGCGAAGTGATCGTTTTCTGGGCTTCGACGAAGCCTGCTTTCGCTTCATCCGGAGTCTTGTAAATGGTGCGTTCGTTTACTTGCAGAAACGGTTGGTCGTTTGCGCCGTCGTTCGCGCCCCCGGCCCCCGCAGCGTTATCGACCTGCGAGCCGTCGTCCACGTTCTCTTGAGTAGCAAGATTCGTGTTGTCGTCCACTTTTCACTTCTTTTCCACGCTGGAGTAACCAGCGTTTTGAGATAGGGGAACTACGCGTTGCCGCGCGTCCCCCGAACTTTAATAAGGCCGTCCGGTATTAAAGAAACGGCCCGAAAACTTTAATACCCCTAAGCGGCGTCGCTCGTCTGCGAAACCGAATCGCGATCGTACGCCGAGAACGAGGATGCGCGGGAACGCCGGATCGTGACATGCACGACCAAATTCAACCCCGGCGTCCCGTGGACCGCAGTGTTCTGAATCGTCAAAATATCGCCCTTCGCCACACTGAGCGGCGATGCGGTCAAAGCCGAATACCCGTTGGCATCGACCGTCGGGGACTTCGAAGTCGCGGCGAACGTGATCTTCGGAGAATTCGCGAAGATCGAGGTTCCGTTCAGTTTGATATCGGTGATTTGCGTGCCGCTTACGGTCCCCGCCGTTCCCAACCGGGCGAGAATCCCGCGAATCGTGCCGGGAAACGGCACCATATTCGCCTGGAGATTGTCGGCGACGGTCTGGGTGCCGGGAACGGAGAACTCAAGTACGTACTCGTTAACGTCGTGCATTACGATGGCCATTTTATTCTGGGCCTCCTGTAATTAGTGTATCGCACGGAGCACGAACGGGGAGAAATGTCAAGTTTTTTGTCGGAAAACTCGTATTAAAATTCTGCCCCCTTGACTTCCGCTCGCAAACCTGTGACAATTCTCCCAACCGCGAGAGCGGAAAATTCAGAAGAAGAAAAGAGAAGAAGAACATGTTTACAGTGAAACTCGTAAGACAAACACAAGCGGCGGCTCCCAGCACAATCAAATTAGTGGAAGCCGAAACAATTAGCATCTATGCTGCGGGGAAGCCAGAACCAGCGCGGGAACCGGGCGATAAAAGTCCGCTTCCATGCACTAACAAAGTGCGGGCCATTACGATTGAATTGAATGGAAAAACGCAAACCTTTCACGTTGGTGATGATGAATCCGCAATCACAGGAGACGTAGACCTCTATCACTGCGCATACATCGAGAATTCCAACGGCGCAACAACGGAGCGTGTCTACGGGTATTAACACACGGGAGTGCTAAACCCGCTGAGTGTGACAGCGGGTTTTACTTCGCCATTTTCTTCAAACCCGAACTCTTCACCGGCATCTTCCGCAAATCGCTCGGTAATTCCGTCCCCGACCGCATATTCCTCGGCGTGGCGTCAACAACCTCATCCGCGTACCCAATTCCCAAATCCGGCTTCAAATTTCCCACAACGCGATTAACCTCCTCGTTCATAAACGCACGGTCATGCGGAGCCAATCCCGTGCCATCATCGGGAACCAACGGCGCTAGTTTCGGCGGAATGTACGAAGCGGCCCAGTTGAAATACGGATTGTCTTTCGGGCTCGGAGGATGGCCGAAAATCGCTTTCTTAAATCCCTCCGTCGTGGGGGCGGGGCGGAAATCACCATCGAGAGGATCGATTATAGGCTTGGAGGACATTCGTTCGAATCTTTCTTAAAAAGTAGAACTCAGCGTGTTGCGGCTACATCTTCCCCAAACCAGAAGATTTCTGCCCAATACCAGGGAACTTGCGGTGGACGGCGGCGTCAACTTTCGCCTTCACGTCCCCGCCTTGGGCGGAGGCGCGGCTCAACGCGTTCCGGGCGTGAGACTCATCTTCGATCGGAAATTTGCGCTCGGCGGGAAACACGAACGATTTCTTCGGGAGCGCGTTGCGGGTTGCGGCATCGAGTTTCGCCACGTTACATCCCGTCCTTATCGGTGTCGCGCATTTTCGCCAACCCACTCGTTTTCGGTTTCTTCGCGTTGTGCTTCGCTTCCATCTCGCGACCGAGCGGTGTCTCAACATTCCCCCGCATTGCGCCGATGGAATTCATCACTTTAAAAGGCGCGGCTTTGTCGCCAGGATATTCTTTTTTTAACTTCGACTCTAAGAAAGCGGGCATGTGCGAAACTCCTATTTCTAATTTTACCCTACTGCCCCGGCTCGACCGCGCCGGCCAAATCCGCCGGTTGTGCCGGAGATTGCGTCAAAACTTGTTGTGCTCTCGCGTCCGCTGCCCTTGCCTGGTTCGGTCCGGCTCCAGTTGTACCCTTTTTGGGTGCGCGTGACCCCACTTGGTTCCCCGCGGTCGCACCGGGTTGCGAGGGCGGTTGCATCGTGCTCTGGGCTCCCTGCGCTGCCGCAGCGACTCCCCCGCCCGTCAAATCCACCGTTCCCGGCGCATCGGGGTTCACCTGCATCTGGGCGAGCAGGCCGCGGCGCGCGCCTTCATCCACAAAGTGCGCCTGAATGTGGGCCATCCAGAGTTCTTGTAGTTGTGGGTCGAGGGCCATGAACTCATCAGTGTTCCCGAACTTCACGTGCTCGCGAATGTGAATCATCGAGTTGTGGATGAGCGGAAGGAGTTTCGGTGGCGTTCCGGTCTTCAAAAACTCGCTCTGCTCAATCTTCGCCCGGCGGGTGTGGTCGTCCGAAGACGGCAACATCGACATTTTGCCGAATTTCCGCAGCACTTCCAACGCCTGCTCGGGATCCTGCGGGTTGATAATCCCGCCTTGGATCAACTGTTCGATTTCCGCGCGCTCCGTCGCCTCGCTCTGCGGGAACAAACTTTGATAATCGATGTCCATCACCACGCCGCCCTGCAAATCGGCGTTCGTGAACGACGACACCTCGAATTCCTTGTTCTTGCCCGCGGCGATCAAAATCCGGTTATCGGTCCAATGCTTCCGGGCGATTTCGAGCGTCATTTTGTCGAGTTCGAGAAACATCTTGGCCCACTCACGCACCATCGGCCCGATCGCCTTCTTAGCGCGTTGGTCGAGGAGCGCGAGACCGGACGCCGCTGTGACGCCTTGAGGAGCTTCGCCGCCTTGCAGAAAGTACGTCCCGGTCGCCCGTTCAATCTGGTCGTCGATTTGCTTCAGCGTTTCGATCAAGTACTGGAGATATTGAAGCTGCGGAACCACCCGTTCGGGTTTCGCAATCGTCGTCCCCCCAACCGCGAACGGATTGTAATTGCAAATCCAACCCGCCTCGCCGTTAAAGAGATCGACTCCCGACCCTTTGGGATTCATCCAAATCGAATTCGCCATCCGCCGAATTTCCATATCAATCGCGCGTTCAACGCGGTTGCGGAAGTGCTGGAGCGGAACGGCGTCATCGAGAGGAGAGGAGCCTAGCAAACGACCGGACTGCAAAATCGCCCGCCCGTGAACGAGCGGTAGAAACTTCTGGCCTTTACGAATCCCCACTCCGTACTCAGTATCGAGCGGGTCGATGTCGATTACGTTGTCCTCGCTCTTGCCGATTCGCTTCGCACACAACCCCTCGGGATAATCTTCGTTCGGCAACATGAATAGTGTGTAAGCGGTGACTTTCGGAACCTTGCTCGAACCCTGCGCCGTGTTCCCAAAGCCGCTCTGCGGATTAAACTGGTCGCTCAAAGACGCGATCACGTCCAAATAATGCTGCGACAACGCGTTCCCATCGTCCCCCGTCTCCTCGTCCCCACCCGAATACTTAAACTTCTCCTTCGCGTACGACACGTCATAGCGTTGGATGCGAATCCACCACGTCCAGAGACGAGAGTCGCGGATGCGATAATCCCCCCGGACTTCGAACATTGATAACACGTCTACACACAACGCGCCGATGGGAAGGAGTTCGGTCTCGGCGGATTGCTGGAGCGGTGAAGGCGGATTCCCGTTCTGCCCGTTCTCTAAATCCGGCCCGCACGTCGGACACATCGGATTCTGGTCGTCAACGTCGTGCTCGGCGAGGTCGTCGGCACCATACGTCTCCCCGCACTGCGCGCACTCGTGCTTCGATGTCTCCACCGTCCCGTATTTCTCATCGTAATCGTAATACGGATAGAGAAAAACGTTCCCCGTGTCAATGAACCACCCGGCGATTTCGGACTCTTTACCGTCCAGCGACGCTTCCGTGTAGACGACATCTCTCACTCGTTCGCCAATCTCCGCTGTCGCGTGCGCTTCGTCGTCATCGGTCGCGGGCAAATGCTTGATCGGCACCCGGCCCTGTGCGACTGCGGAAATCAAATCGTTGCGTTTCTCGCGGAACTTATTCGTTTGCGTCCGGGGGAAGTATTTCGGGATATTCCGCAACTTCACCTGGCCCTGCAACTTAATAATATCGTGCTGTCCCGCGATTAGGCACAAATTTCTGAACGCCGCCCACTCGAACGCCGAGCGCGTCGATTCGTTCACCTTCAAGAATTTATCGATAAGCCCGGAAATCTTCTCGCGGTTCGCGGGGATGTTGGTGTCGTACGGGTTCGGCGCGGTCGGTTCCGCATCTCCCTGCGTCCGTTCCTGCCCGGGCGGGAGTTTATCGAAACTCGCCCCGGTCCCGCCGTCCCCCATCGCCCTCGCGACAATACTCTCCAACCCCGTCGCCATTATTTCACTCCCAGCGCCGCAGCGGCTTTCGGTTCAATCTTGATCTTCTCGTCCACAATAAACTCGCTTGCGTCATCTTCCTCAAACGCGCCCATTTCGGACATTCTCCGTTGCACTTCCGCGGCCATTTCCTTCGCGGTTACGCGCGCCTCGGCCATCCCCACTGTGCTCACCGGAGGCCGGCCCTCGATCTCGAACACCCGGTCGCCGATGCGGTCCGCGCGAGTCTTCTCTTCCTCAAACTTCCCGCGCCAGTAGTCCACTTCCCGGCGCAAATGCTCGGTCACGGACGCGTCCCGTAGCAAAATCTCGTATTTCGCTCTCTTTATCCACATAATCTACCCTTAGTTTACGCGACCGGCACTAATTCCAATCCCACTTATTCATCTGCGCGGGAACGAACAGCCCCGCGTCCGTTCGCGCGAATTCCGTTCCGTCCAAAAACATTTCCGCCGTAGCGTTCCCCCGCTGTCGGGCCTTAAACGCCGCTATCAACGCCGCGTCCTCCTCAGCTTCTTGCGCCGAGATCGGCGACACCGCTCTCAACTCCGCGTATTTATCCTTCTCAGCGAGTTTTGCGGGATCCGGACGTGTGGCGACCGCGTACCGAAACGAATCGACGCTATCGAACCTCGCGGTCGCCGTTTTCTTGATCTCATTCCGTCCCTCGACCCATAATGCCCCGTCGTGCTCGGCGCGAAAGGTCTCGCACGTCCGATAAACGAACACCCTCGGACACCCCTCCAACTCAATCCTCTTCGCGTGCTCGGGATCGGCCTCGCGTAACCATTCGGGCGCGGGCAGACCCTTTCCGTTCTTCCCTTTTCGCAAGTGTAAGTAACCCGCGACCGAAAGCGTTCCGGCGAGCACATGTTTCTCGGCGACACGCGTGTAAATTTCATGCAGTGCGAGATCGGTCGCCGCGACTTTATTCTCCGGATCAATCACGAACGTCGTTTTACTACTGTCCCACGGCATCGAACGCTTGATCCATGCCGCGACTTCATCCACCAAGGTCGTCGCCTTCGTGAACTCATCCGTCACGATCAAATTCCCGTGATTATCGACGTAAACGCACAACACGGACCACGGACAGCTCCCGCCGACATCAATCGGCCCCACGCACTCCCACGAATCCGGGATATGCGGAAGCGGGTTTATGTTGTGAACGGAATTAAGCGTGAACTCCTTGTAAACCTTCCCGCTGAAATTCTCAAAACTCGCCTCGATATACCGCCGTACGAACTCCGGCGGAGAGTTGAGAATAAAATTCTCATAAAACCCGTCATCCACAAACCCGCCGTTTGAGATCATGTTCTCGCGCGAGTCCATGTGGATACCGAGTTTGTTGCCGTTCACATAAGAACGGTAAAACACGCCGTTGAGCGGATCCAACGGCTTATAATTCGGGAAGAAGTCCTGAAAAATCCAATCGTTCCCGGCGGGATTCGCATTTCCAAGAGCGAACCTCACCTTCGCGCAGTTATTCCGTAATCGCCCGTTCAACGCCACCCACTCTTCGCGAGAAATCTCCTCCGCTTGTTCAACGAGGAACGCGCCGAGATTGTGTCCGGTGCGACGGGTCTTAGTACCAAGTGCTGAAGCGTCGCGAATGTGTTGAAAATACGCGATCGATTTATTCTTAAAATGAACGACCATCCCGGTCTGCCCGCGTTTGTGGACCTTCGCGATCCACGATTCGGGACACTGCTTAAAAAACTCGGGGATCATCGTCTTTTCGAGATCGCTCCCGCGCAGGCGCCCAAACAACACTTCGTTCCCGGGGTACTTCGCGATCAAGTACAACATTTTTTGGAGACCGGAGAAACTTTTGCCCGACGAGAAGCCCCCAACCGTCATCTCCTGATACACCGTGTACGGCTTATCGCACTGTCCGCGCTGGGGGAAATTAATAAACGCGCGCTGGGAGGGAGTTAAGCGGGCTTTGGGAACGTGGGGGGCGGGCGAAGGCATCCTACTCTAAGTTTAACCGACCGCGAAAAAGGGAGTGGATTTCTCCCGAGAAATGCGTTATAATCCGTTTCTATGAATCTTCACATCACCTTCAGCATCAACGGTTCGTTATCAATGCTGGACTTCCCCAACGCAACGGGCGAGTTCATTGTCACCCACAACAATTTTTCCCTTTTCCAAGTGAATCGAGGAAATAAAGTCATCGCCGAGTTCCAAGCGCACGCGGTCGTAGGCTGGGACTCCGAACAGAAAAAAGAGAGCGGCGAGATTTAACTCCCACCGCTCTCTCGCGACCCCGCGTCAATTTTTCGGCGGACGGTGCGCTGTTATTAGTTTATCGTGTATGGGACAAGAAAAAGGGAGGCCGGTTAAAGCCTCCCTAAATTATTGATTCTAAAGGACTAATTTCCTAAACAGATCCATTGCACCACGTCCGTCGCGCCAGTGGTGTTCGTGATCGCCGCAACCGTTCCAGAACTCGGAATCATCTGGACGGGATTGGCGCGGGTTGTCACGTCGTTCGCCACGCAGAAATACGAGGTGGACGACGTGAAGCCGTTCGGAAACGTGATGTTCGCAGCGTTCGCGGCGAGAGTTGACTCGCCGACGTAAATCTGCGTCTTCGGCGTGACCGCAGCGACCGAGCACGTCTGGTTGCCCGAGCCAGTGCTGCCGCATGACTCCACAATCGGAAGTCCGCCAGCATTCACCGGAAGACTCAGCGACTCCGTGCCCAACGCGCCAGTTGCGGGATTCAACGTAACCGTCCCGGTCGTGGCGTTGTTGAGAATCAACTGGCCCACTGCGGAACCACTCGTGCCCAACACAAGCGAAGCAGTCGGCGTGATCGTGACCGCACCGGAGAACGAGTTCGAGCTTCCACCGAACGTTCCCACGCCGGTTGAAGTCTTGAAGGTTCCCGTACTACCGCTGAAATCGTTCGACACCGCGCCCGATGCCAACAGACCCGCAGTAAAAGTGGGAATGCCGGTTACAGAAATCGCGCCATTTCCCAAAGTCACCGCGCCGGTCGAGGTCTTGAACGTCCCAGTCGATCCTGAGAAATCGTTCGAAGCCGCTCCACTCGCCGTCAAACCAGTCGCAATGACCGGAGTGGTAAGCGTCGGGGTCGTCATGTTGGTGGCGGAGAGAGTTTGCGTGGTCGTTGGATTCGCATAAGCGACGTTCGCTGCGCCTCCCGGATCGGTAAACGTCACCGTCCGTGAAGCGGCGAGCGTATCCGCAAGAGTGAGCGTGGTGCTCGCCGTTGCCCCCGACGCCTGGAACTTAATCACCTTCGTGCCGTCCGTGGGATCGACGATTTTCGTGGTGGTCGCGCTCATCGCCGTGATATCCGGCGGAATGAAAATGTTGTAATTGAAGAATCCACCACCACCCAACGTGGTGTTGAACTGCAACGTGTACGCGCCCGCTGCGGCGCAAATCGTGAACGGCCCCTGGCCGCTCGGCACCGTGACCGGCTGAGTGATAAACGTCCCCAGCGTGTTGTCCGTTGCGATCGTGGTGTTGTTCGTGGTGATGGGCGCTCCCGACGCATTCGCCCCAGATGCAACACGATAAACGTTCGTCGCATTGGGATTCTGGTACTCTGCGGGAATCGGGAAATAAACGCACCCGCCCTGGCCAAACGCCGCCGTGGACGTGAGCGTGAGGACGAACGCAAAAATCGCGGCCGTCAAAAACTTCTTAATAAACATGATTGCTAAAACCTCGCGAGATGAATTATGAAAATATGAATGCCCGGAGCGCCGTCGCTCCAGAGAGTTAACTACAGATAGTTTACTCGCAGGGGGGAGGGGAGAGAAGGGCGCGTTCGGCGTGCGCGGGCGTGAAAAACGGCCCGAGTTAACCCTCCTCGAACCGCTTCTTTTCCGGTTTTTTAAATATTACGCGAGATTCGGGATTCTGTCAATCCCGCTCGGACGTGGCGTGAGCGGCGGCGCAAGAGCGGGAGCCTGTGCTCCACCCGTCTGCGGCACGACCGCGGGACTTCCCGACGCCGCAATCAAATCTCCGTACGCCGAACCCGCGCCGGACATATCGCTTCCGAGCTTGGGCCCATACGCCGCGTTCACGATATCCTGGGGCGACGAGCCATATGCGCTCGGTGCGGTGCCTGGCCCTGAGTTCCGCATATCCGCGAGCCCCGACGTGGCCGGCGCCGCGCTCATCGTCGGCGTCGAATTCTGTATCGCAACCGTTCCCGGCGCCCCAGACGCACTCGCTAAAGGCGGGGGCGCGGGTGCTAGTGTCGAACCCATATCGTTCCCACCCTGCGTTCCCATCGTGTTCCCGCCGCGCTGAAAACTATTCTTGTTCACGCTCAACTCCTTCGTCCTCGTCGGTTTCGTGCGCACCCATCTCATCCGGCTCCCACCCTGTCGCGTCAATCTCCGGCCCCAACGGCAACGGCTCGGGCTTGATTTCTTCCCTCTTCTCCACGACGTACGCCCTGCCCAACACGGTCGCTGCCTTATCGCCCTTCCGCTGTGCGATCTCGCTCAACTTCGCTTCGGTCGCGTAGTCCCGGACGCGCTTATCGCCTTCCTTTTTCCAACACTCCGGCACGTGCGCGGCGGCATCCAGCCACGCCCACATGATTTCGTAGAACCGCTTTTTCGCTTCCGGATCCTTTTCGAGATCCCGTAGTATCGCCGTTTCGTTCCGGTCGCCCTCGGTCGCTTTCGACCGTTCCAGCGCCGCGGCCTCGGCCTTCGCCTTCAAATCCGCGCGGTAGCACGGTGAACACATCCCCTTCGCCTTCTCAGGCCGCGAGGGATGGCAGAGAGCTTTCTTAACGGGTTCGGGAAAGAGTGTCGTAGCGGTGGCGCGGGTCATGCTAACGATAGTTTAGCAGCGGCGAACGTGCAGGCGTCGATATCGTATGGAAACGTCTCCTCGCCGTTCACCACGACGCGATCGTCCGTCCAAATCAACGGTTTGAATCCCAACGAGCGTGAGTACCACCGGGCGGGGACACCGATCGAGAGCGCCCTGGCGCACATGTCCAACGTGCCGTTCCCGCCCGTGTGTGGATCCGGCGCCCACAAATCCTCTCGAAACGCCCAGACCTCGACATAATCGCCCTCGCCCACGAGCTTCGTCGCGGCTTCGAGCATTTTTTCGTTCCGCAACGTGCCGGCACTACGCCCGAACCTCGCCCACTCCGCGTCAACTTGGAGATGGGGGAGCTTGAGTATGACCGCGGCGTTCTTGCCGTGCGAGTCCGCCCCGGACGCACCACCCTGCACGACGAACTTGATATTCGGGCGCTCGGCTTCGAGTGCCGCATAAATCAGCGAGTAACGCGAAAACGTCCGCCCACCACAAAGAATTATCACCTTCATTTCGGCCTCTCGTATTTCAGGATGTCGGGGTGGACCGGGCCAATAGCATGACCGAGATGTTGACGCGACAAACCGAAGTACTGCTCCTTGGAGTAATCGGTATCGTCAAACACAGATTGGCAATTCGGGAACACCTGGTGACACTTCACGCATCGGCGGTCGTTCGTGAAATCGCCGGGAATGCGCTCCAGAAGATCATGGGGACATTCGCGTTTCAAGTTCTCGAACTCCAACCCAGTCGTGTCCACCACGACTTGAGATGGAGAGATGAAGGCCGCGCCGGTCATCGCTTCCGTCTCGTCCTTGATCCGTTCCAACGCCTTGACCAACTCCGGATCGACCGGCGGGAGTTCTCGAAAAATTCGTTCGCTCATCCCGCTACTCTACCACTCCCGAGCGCGGGCGTCAACCAACAAAAATTGTCATTCGGGATTCAAGAATCCAGAACGCTTGGTTCGCGACCCAAACTTGCGTTTAAATGCCCCACCCCGAACGCCGTTGGCTCGCCCTGTGACCGCCGGTCTCCCGAACCCACTCCGCTACCCCGAACGCCTCAAATCGCCTCCTACGCTCTCGCGGAAGTGACCCTTCGCCTTTCGCGCTTCTCGCGAGAAAACGCACACGACTTTTCAACAACTTCCCCACTTCCGGACCTTAGAAAATACGGTTGTTTTCGCTTTGACCCCCGAATCCATCTGCGAATTGGCGTATAGTTCGATGAATCCGACCTTCTCTTTTCGAAATGAGCGAAAAGTTCCGTAAAGTGGATGTTACCTCTCTCCAAACCACCCCGGGGCGTCTCGGACCTCCCCCCGTGCACGCCGGCTGCGGTGCCGTGCGCCAGGCGCGGCGACACAAAAACTCCGTGCTCTCATAGCGTTCGCGGGCGTCTAAAGCTCTGGCGAGGTCGTGCGCGGTGGCGTCCGACACAATGTCGCGTCCGCCGGCGGCAAGCTCGACCACAATTCCCCGCACGGTCCCGCGACCTCTTCACAATCTTCACTTTCCGCGTGATTTTCCGTAGATTATTAAGCGAACGGCCCAAACAAACGTCAAATCGCCATTTACACCTTAGTTTTCGTCCGTTATGATGTTCGCACAGTCGGTCAGACTTTAAACGGAGGTCACTCACCACGATGGAGAAGTTAATAGCACGTTGGGAATCACGTAGCGGTAAACATTGGGTAGATCTGTACTTCAATCCAGCATTCAAGCTGGCAGATGGCCGTATTGTCACAGATGCGCATTATCAGGGAGTGCGTTGTGGTGGCGGAATACAAGCTGATTCGCCTGAGACGGCAATTACCGCCATGGAAACTCTGATTGCTCGTGGTGGCTTCCAGTATGACGCAAACAAGACTCCAATGAAACGAGTGAAGTAACGCACGGCAACCAAGACGGACAGTCTATAAACGGAGGATCACGGATCATGAAACGAATCACAGCAAATGAAGTTGACGTTAAGGAATCCAAGGTAGAGGTATCACCTCGCCTTGCAACCGCAATCGACAAATTGAACATGGCTCTGTTTGCAGAGTTTGGACTGGATCACGCCTATACCATCATGGGACGCGGGCAGGTAATTGCGGCCAGCAACCTAAAACTTGGGAAGGTTGACGCTAAGATCGCTTAGCCATCGCTAGGGCGCACCGTCGCGGGCTGGCGCGTCCTGTGGGGAGGCTAATCACATTATGAACGATATTAACTACATTGAAGAGACGCCTAGTGAACGTGGTATAGACGTGACCATTATCGGCGGAGTGCTGTTGCAGTCGGAAATCATTCGCCGTGATCCATTTCAGCGGTCAGTTCCGTGCTGGCAGTTCAAGCGTTATCACCTGTTCAAGGCGCACGGACGGACTTATATCTGCACTACCATAAGCACGGAGACGCTTATTAAGCTGGCGTTCCCCTACTCGAATATCGAGCACGCGGAGATGGACGCGGATGTGTTCATTATATCGCCCAAGGGGAATTGAGAACGGCGCAATCCCGCGCACAGGAACCACGGGGGAACACAATGGACACACTAACAGTTGAACAGAATCGAGCAATCGCGGAAGCGCAGAGCCTTTTACAGATGCACTTGCGCGAGTTCACGAAGGATGAAGCCGAACGCCAGATGCTAACACGTCACGCGGTCTTTGGGCTGCTGGCGTGTGAGTTGGATATTGATCTGTAATCACAACCAACCACGGGGGACACCCGGAGATTACAACGGAGGATTTTTATGACACTTACATTTGAACGCAACGAGTCGCACCCACAAGGCGCGGCAGAGCACACGATTACCGCAGATTGGTTTCAGGTGACTTATAACACGATTACAAGCGCACCCGGAAACGGAGAAGAGATAGCCGCTTGGGACGGGCATTACTGGCGTACTCCAGACGGCGAAACATGGTCAGATATAGTGTTTGGATAGAAGCGCAATCCAGCGCAACGGAGCACGACCGCTCTCGTGCCACGAACGGGGGACACCCGGAAAACGGAGGATAGCGATATGACACACGAACGAGTAATGGATTTAGCAAGACTCACGGCAGAGCTGGCGGTATTGGCCGAGAGAAACGCGAACCGGCATCGCAGCATAGCCAAACCCGCAATGACCACACAACAGATAGCCAACGATGCATTCCTGCTCATCAAATACGCATCCAGCCTATCTAACTACGCGACCCAGGATTGCAATGTCGGACTCACGGAGAAGCAGAATAAATCCGTGGATTCGATTCGCAAGCGCGTGACACAGATCGTAGCCGCGTATAACGTAAAAGCTACGTTCTCCGGCGATCCCCGCGGCTACGTCACCCACCTGCATTTCCCCAGCGGGATTTATAACACGATGGGCGGAGCTGAGGCGGGGTGGGGAATATGAGTCTACACATCGAAGGCCGCAGGTGGTTTCAAAAGACCTATGGCAACACTTACCACTCGGTCAGGATATTCAAGGACGGGCAGGTTATCGCGCATCTGCCGTATCAGTACGGCTATGGCGATGGATACTTGCAGACCGCGCTGGACTGGCTAAGGGCAAACGGTAACATTCCCGACGTATGCGCGAATTGCGGGAAACCACGCGAAGGACATCCACAACAGAGCGGTTCGGGACTAAGTAACCACTATCAGCATGGATTCATGCCGCATTACGGGACGCAGTATGTACGCGAGACTCTCGGCGGGACTTACAGCGTGATTGATGTGACGCGGAAGGGGGATTTATGAGCCCCATGACATCCATTGTCAATTACCAGATGAGCAAGGCCCAGCTTGATAGCTTGCTTGATTACCTGAGACGCCAACCTTGGGAACAGCGGCGGGATGAAATAGAGGTAATTCTCCATCGCGTCTATGTCGGGAGTCACATGGTTAGGGGGTGCGAACATGACGACCAGGGATAAGCTCATCTTCGTCTCCGCGATGTCCCGCGCCACCTCCGCGACCGTGCGCCAGTGCGAGGCGTTGATGCGGCTCACTAGCACTTTGCAGAAGCTGGGCACGTTCTCGATCATGACTTCGGCGAATGGTATAGCGGCCAAGCGCGAACGTATTCAGCGCAAGGTGACAGAGATTTGCCTCACAATAACGAGTATTGGCATCTCGCCCAAGACACGCTGTCCCTGGCGCACTACCTGCCCCAAATGTGGACTGGTGCAACAAGGACGGCAGCTCTGTAATTCATGTGGAGAGGTTTGCCCATCTGAGACTCCGCGATGTGTGGCGGAATTTACATCTGGCGTGCTCGTGCGTGTCCCCGGCGGCGAGGGAATCGTGGTGCCCCATGCATAATTTTCTGACTTTCGCAAAAGCGCAGAAGCAACTCCGCAAGACTGGTTACTCACGGGCCGCTGGCGATGGCTACGCGGCGATGTGGGCAGAAGCGATACAGACCAAGCACGGAGGGGACGCAGCCAAGTATTACCAGTATTTACAGGAGTTCTCCGATGGCACGGAGCTGGGGATTCGCACACTGGCGATGGTGCTCGCCAAGGACAGGGCGAAAGCATGGGACGTGCTTATGGGAATCGTGGTGCCGTCGTGATTCGCGTGGTGCATGACAATGCGGTTTTGCTCCAGCGTGGTTACGTGCGCTTAGAAGAACCCCTCACGCCGGATTTACCGGGATTCTGCACAATGCAACGACTCCACCACAAGTACGATGTGAAGTGGAGCGGCATCGCGGCGTTTCGTCTCGCGGAGGGCTGGGCGTTCTATCGCCATCCGAAAGCGGAAGCGGGATTTGTGGACGGGCCGATATTGCCGGCGGTGAAATCATGACCGCGACTTATGAAATCAAACGCGACGAAACCGACCATCGCAAGGTGAAGCCGTGGATGGTCGTCAAGGATGGAATACCGCTGGAGTGGGATCGTGGAAGCAAGGGCTACCCGATGCATTTCCCTAGTCGAAAGGAAGCGCAGGCCGAGATTGATAAGGACATCGCCTGGGACGCCTATTTGGAGCGGCTGTATGAACAGGACGCGACTGGTTATGTCTGGACGGCCGATGAGCAGCGGCAGATAGATGAGTACGCGGTAGTGCTCAAGGCCAATGGGGAAAGCTGGACATTTTGTGGGAAGTTTACGGCACAAGTGATTGCACGGCACCAGCATCAGAAGGATGCGGATGTACTCAAGAGCGATTCGTGGATTGACCCTAAGCGCATTCATGCTGAAAAGCGCAGAGTCATGGCGGCGAGGGTCGAAGCGTTCAAGAGAGCGGGGATAGAACTATGAGCTACGAAGGCTATCGCTACGTGCGGAGCTATGGCGCGGATTTCTCCCGCGACCCGCGCAAGGACGCGAGCAAGCCCGCGTGGGCGTTGTGGGAGGTAGTGAACGGACGTGCGCGGCGGGTTGGCCGGGCCGATACCGAATACCAATATCTTGCCTTCTTGTTTCGCGGTCCGGTTGAGGCCAGGTATTTATGAAGCGGCGGGGAAACGCGCAACACCTCGCCGCGTTAAAAAGGAAGAGATTTTTATGGAACGCAAACAATCAACTTTGCAACCGTCACGGTGGTTCGTCTTCGTCGTGGGCTTCGGAACGGCGGTCGTCTTCGGCTCACTCCTTCTCGCGTTGTTCAGCGTGGCGACGGGAGGGTTTTGAAATGCCGGACAATAATTGGACTGAAAATACAAAGTGGCCGCGCAGCGATTGGCAACAGGACGTAGCCAACGGCGATACTCAGCTTGGATATGCTGAGTGGGTCGAGCACAACAAAGAGTCTGCCACTCAAGCGGATATCACCATCCTGAACGAGATTGAGGATTTCATTACAAATAACTACGTAGAGCCGTTGTCCAGTTCCGATAAAGCTGAGATGTTTGAGCATATCGTGGACTTGATGGACAAACGCAAGGTGGCGAAATGAGCGCGGGCAAAAATGATCGTGACCTCGCCTCGTTCCTGCACGAGATCCTTTTAACGCCCTACCTCGACGGCCCCATCGCGCGGATCGAAGCGGCGGTGACGAAGGTGGGGGTGCTGTCGGTGGAGGACCGGACGGCGGCGAAAGTTGAGGAGTACTACCGTGAGTATCGGAAGTTGGTGGGCGAGAGCGGACGGACGGTGCCACAATATAGCGATCCGGCGTTATAACACGACCGGCGCGAACGGCCCCGTGAGGGCCAGAGGGAAAGCGGGAAAATGAGTTACACAACAGTAAAAGCGATTTATCCGGGCGACCGGACAGAGAACTTGGAGGAGTTGAGCAATAGTCACGGGTCTGCTCCGCCAGTTTGGGAAGCGATGGCCAGAAAATATATCAGCATCAGCAAGGCTTACGATTATCCCGGCGTTGGATGGATGCAGTGCTTAGATAAAATCTGGCCGCTCTGGAAGCGTACCGACATCCCGGAAGAGCATCGCTTAGTGCTCATGTTCACCTATGACCGGGCTTACGTGGCAAAGAAGGATTACGCGAGGATGGCCGCTGCAATCCGGCAATTCTTGAAAGACTTTCCGCCACATGCCGGCCATGTCAACCACTGGAATCAGATTGCCGAACTGCTAGAAAGCGATCCCGATATTCCCGGCATTGGGCTCTACTGCACGTCAGTTTCGGAAGATCCATTTCACGGCCCATGGAACGAAGAGAAAGAAGAATACGACCCGCCGGACTGGAATGAGGTTTACGACCTCTGCCAAGAAATCGACAACTTAAAAATCGTAACGGCGTGACGGGCGCGGGGGATTCCGCAGGCAGAAGAGAGGGGCAAAGGAAAATGGCAACAGAGAGTATTTTCAAACCAGTTCAAGAGTGCCTTCATTGCGATGAGCCGTTTCCGCTGACATATTTGCAGTGGCACGCTCAAAGAGCATTGAGGCGCGACGATCACATGGCGGTACTGACTTGTAAGAAGTGCGGTTGCTGGACGCCAGTTAAATTCAACAGTCGGGCAGCGTATCACATGCCAGAATCGGCGTAAACCGGCGACCGGCAGCTAAGCAGGCCGGCAGAGGAGAGGGCAAATGGCGACACGAACGCAGGAACTTTACACAATTACATTGCATTGGCTTGATGGCACAGAGAATGTGCTGGAGGGCTGGGGCGAGAATGATCGGCAGGCCGCTGCGGATGCGATGAGGTCTGCTGGTTATGGGGCTGGCGCACTGAGAGCGCTGGACTATTTCTCTGCCACGATCAAACTCGGCGCGGCGGCGGGGCGCGATGCCCACGGAAAGGGGTAGGAAGATGGCGCGATTGATTGCAAAGTTCTGGGGTATGTGGCTTGGGCGTGGCCTGCCGGAAAATCACCGCTGTTTATCCTGTCCTGCGCCGTGCCGAACTGCTGGCGGATACGGCTGCAAAAAGGTTTGGCAGCGGGAATTTTGCACCAATCGCCTGTGTGGCAATTACGTGCCGTTTTAAGAGGATAGCGATATGGAAACCTACATGTACGGAACTGAATGCTCCATCTGCCATGAAGTAAACCCGAATGGACGCTACAAATCGCATGAGAGCCGGTTCTACATCTGCGAAAAGCATACACGGCAAGAAGTTGACGATTGGCAGAGCCGGCCTGCCGAACAAAATCGCAAGACTCGACGGCGGGGACTCAAGACGGGAAAGGAGTAACACGATGGCAACCACGGAACACAATAACAAGTGGATAAGCGTAAAGGACAGATTGCCAGATTGGCGCGGTAACGTTTTGGTATTTACGCAGCACGGCGTTTCTATTGGGTGGCGCGATTTCTGTGATCCGCCCAACTGGACTCTGCTCTACGATCCGCATACGCACTTGGAGAGAACGCTCGACGAGGCCATATTGAACCAATCGAGAATCACGCACTGGATGCCATTGCCGGAACCACCTGACGCGGCGGCAACCGGGAAGGCAGGGTAACGAGATGGCGGGGAGCACACCGATTTCTATTGACTCTCGAAACACGAAAGGGGAGAATTGCATCATGAACAAAAATGATAATAACGCAATTCGCGGTATCGCCATCGGCCTCGCGATCTCCGCGGCGATGTGGTTCAGCGGTTACGTGGCGTGGCGGGTGGTGAGGTGGTTGTGGTAACGAACGCAATACGTTGGCTCGTCAAAATCTGGAGCATTGTCGGACTACGATGGTGTTATAAATGCCAGAAACGAATGCGCCTATGGGGATTCTCGCTCGGTTCCGCACCCGGCGCGGCATCACGGGAGTATTACTGCGAGTGCGAGATTGAGGAGGATGGAATCGAATGGTAACGAACATAGTGGAGAATCCAACCGTAACACGATCGTCTACGGACGTGTGCGAGATTTACGCGTGCGCGGAGTGCGGTGCCAAGCGCGTTTGGGGCCACGCCACAACGCGCCCGGGCGTGTTCCCGCCCGAACCCACCCCGGCGCTACGGTGCGAGAGGTGCGGGACCACCCGGCACCATGGATTCGTCGAAACCCGCGCCCTGGACGTTAGCGTGACGCTGGGGTGGCGGGGCGAGGCCGGCGCGACCGAAGCCCGTGTTATCGCGGTGCGGTGGCACAGACGGGACGGAGGGGAGTTATGAGATTTAGAGATAAAATCCGGCCCGCTGACGGTACGGAAACATTCAACACGCCGTTCGCATGGTTTCCAACCCGCGTTACCATCCACATCGGACCCGTCCAACACGTCCAATGGGTGTGGTTGCGGCGGTATTGCGAAACGCGAACGTATTATCGTTACCCCGGCCCGGGCGATTTCTGGACTGCGAAACGCTGGTTGCCGTCCGAACACGAAAAGGAGAATCAAAAATGACCGATCTCACCCACCGCGTAACGTGGCGCGAGAAATTCCGCACGTTGCTGCAACTTGGATTTACGAACCAGGGAACGCACATCCGGACGCTGAAGGACTCACCATCACGCCAACGTTCGCGCCGAGCGGCGTTCGTCCGCCGCAACCGCGAACTTATCGAGACGTATGGGTACAATCTCCCGCGACGGGTCCGGAGGCGGATTGCGTGGGACGGCGCGACCGTGCCGAGCGTGGGGCGCTGGGCCGGGAAGAGGGAGGGGTAGGGCGATGTTCTGGATTGGCATGTTGTTAGTAACGCTGGTGGGATTTGAAACGTGTTTATACCTGATTGAGCGAGGGGGCGGCGATGGAAAATAGCGGACGGTGCGAGAAGATTATGGCGCACAAAATGGGCCAACAGAAATGCGGTGGTGCGCCGAACGATTTATTGCACACAGACAAGAGCAGCATTTTCTATCATACGTTCGAGCCCGAGCCCATCTCAGGCGAAGCGTCCCGCTCGGTAGACCGTTACTTTCGCGGCGATGGCGTAGAAGAGAAAGTGACGCATCAACCTGTGACATTCGCGGCGGGCGGAGCAGCCACGGGGGAGCAGCCGTCAGAATTAATTGTTGGTGAACCGTGCCCGTTATGTGAACGAAAGTATCTTGGCAAAATGGGGCCGGGAGATTATAGCTGTGTTACCTGTGGAATGGGCATGGAAGAACCTTGCGAGCACTGGAAAAACCTAATAGCAAATGTCGCGGCCCGTCCCGTGAGCGGCACAGAGCCACCAACATGTTTCTGCAAAAGTGAGATAGGCGATAACCCAAATTGTCCGCTAATGACGGAAGCAACACAGGAAGCGATTAGATTTTTACGCTGGTCTGCAATGGATGGGCGCAACACAAACACCGAGCAGGCGGGGAAAATAGCTGACGGCCTCGCGGCGGCGGCATCTCCCCAAGCCCCGGCCCCGCCACAGTGTAAAGGCTGTGTCAGCGGTTCTCTGGAATCGTTTGAGCATGACGGCTGCCTGACGGATAAAACACTGGGCAAAGAGCTAGGCCGCTGGCAGCAGGCAATCTATGAGTTGTGCCGTAAACACGCGATTGCGCCAGATTGCATTGACGGCGGCGGAACAGATTCAGGCGACCCGCTGGACTTCACACTTTCGGAAATCGGCCAAGTAATCTGCCAACTGGAAAATCCGCAAGACTACGGCGGCGCGTCCCTAGAGCTGGAGCGGATCGCGCGGGAGATCGCGGACGCATTGTTGGCAATGCCGTTCACGTTGGATAGTCTAGGCCGCAAGCACAAAGATCATTGGTATTCGACCATTCTTGCTGTCTTATCCCGCAGCCTGGAGGGGCGCGGAGGGGAGCTGGACGCGGGAGATGCAAAGAACTTCCTTGGCCCGCAAGTCGCCTTAAAACTTAACGGGGACAAGAGCAGCGACGAACTCCTGCTACATGCTGCCGAGAATGCGCTAAGTGCGGCTAAAAAGTGGTGGGCAAAAGAGCGGGATGGGTTCGTAATTGGATTCAGTGGCACTGGCCTAGCGACACAGGCCGAATATGCTATTCCTTCCGCGCTTGCAGCTTTCTCTTTATCTCGTGACGGGGAGCTGGACGCTAAGCCGACATGCTGTGGCAATCCATTCCAGTCAACCACTTGCGGTAATTGTGGCTTGCCTGACCAATATTCTGCGCCGAAGCCCGCACAAATTAACGATTCTGTCCGTAATGATAAGTAGGAGGATTTTATGACGTTCGACTTAAATGGATTTTTTGACAGGGCTGAAATGTTCAGCGTCATGGATGAGGCGGCATCGCATCTGCGCGTAGCTCTGGTACAAATACTGCCAACTGACGATCAAATCATTATGGGCCACGTGCGGGAGGCATTATCACTGTTGGAATTGAAAGAACCTGAACCAATGGGATTTATTGAAAAGGGCCTGACTACGCCCGGTTCCAGTCCTATTTATCCAATCAAGAATGAAACCGATTACCGAATGGCTCTCGCTAGAGTAGAGATTATCTTTGATGCAGAGTTAAATACGCCAGAAGGTTATGAATTAGATGCTCTAGTTACCCTGATAGAAGCGTATGAGAATAAGCATTACCCTCTGGTCGCTCCCTCTGTGATAGGAATGCAACCCACGCCGACATACAACAAAGCCGAAGGGGAGCTAGACGCGCTACGCAGAGAGCGGGATGACTTACGTTCGCGGTCAGAGTTCAAAGATGGTGAGTGTTTCACCTGCAAGAAACATACAAGCAGTTTAGCCGGGAATCCTAGTCTGTGGCCATTGTGGCTTACCTATCACGGCGGGAACGGAAAATGGAGATGTTATCACTACGGTTGCGTGACAGCAGCGGTCGCTTCCGAGGCCCGGGCCGCGCAACTGGAAGCGGCGTTGCGGCGAATTGCGGATAAACCGTGTGGCGTTTGGCATCAAGGCGAAGGTGGCCCAACTTGTTTAGGCGTTCTGAAACACGCAAGAGAGAACCCAGAACGATACGTGGACAAGTTCAGGGCAGAGATATTGAACAAGGAACACCTTTGCGATAGTTGCTTTGCAAAAGACGTGTGTGAGGCCGCGCTGTCCGTCCCCGTGGCGCAACACACGCCGGAGCCATCCAAATGACCGACCACGACGCCACAACCACTGTGAAATGCCCGGAGTGTGGGCGGAAAATCGCGACGTTATCACCGTGCGTCAAGACGCTGGTGGACCCTGAATTCCGCTGCCGGTGCGGCGAAAGAGGAACGCTCGTGTGGCGCCGGGGGACGGACGCGGTTATTCGTGGTCGGGTGCGGAAGGACGTGGCGAAATGATCCGTTGTGGCGTCGCACCGTTTCTCGAATGTTCGACGGTGGGAGACCGCCGCCTCTCCGCGTTCGTCGCGACGGTGGATGGGCGGTCGATTGAGGAAACGTACCAGGCGGCGAAGGTTTTAGAGGACGGTCGCACGGGGTTGGGGTGGCGCGTGGCGAAGGGCCGTAAAGCGGTGAACGCGGTTGAGTGCGCCGAGTTGTATTCGTGGTTGTGGGATCGTTACATCGCGGAACACCCGGAGCTACTCGCGTGGATCCGCAAATGGCCGGGGTTGAGCGATAGGTTCGGGCGGGAGGGCCGGTGTTGCCAAGCGGTCGAGCTTTGGAGAATTCGCAACGCGCCCGACAAAATGTCGAGTGACGGGGAACACCAATAGTAAGCACCGCGCTACCACTCCTCTCACCCCGCGTTCCACACGTCCGAGCACGGTGAGAGAGAAAACGAATGGTCGTAAACGTGCTAGGGATAGAGTGGAGGAAATTTATGACCGCTTTGAAGATTGTTTCGAAACACACCCCGACCACGCCCGACCCTAAAACCCCCGTCCCCGCCGTCCCGATCACCGTTCTGCCCCCGCGCGAAGGCGCGAAGGCCGTGTTGGACGTGGGTGCGTTGGAGCCGGCCCTGCGCCGTAAAGTGGACTCGTGGTACGACGAATTGCGCGTGGATATGGTCGCGTTTGGAAAGGCCGGGTTGAAGATCGGGCGGGTGCTCGCCGAAGCCCGGGCCACTCTGAAGCCCCTGGGCGTGTGGGGGGCGTTTTTGAACCGTATCCCCGGGATGAGCGGGCGCACGGGCGAACGCTTCATTAAACGCTACGAGATGGCGAGGAAAACGCTCCCCGAGAGCGTCCTGGCCCTCGCCGTGACCTCGGGCGTCGATATCGCCGGATCGGTCGAGGAGAAGCCGTTTGGACGCTATACAGGGGCCGTACGGAAGGTCGGCGCCCCGCCGCGGGACACCGGGAAGGCGGAACACGACACCGAGCGCGCACGGGTGTGGTTGGGCCGCGTGCTCGTGGTCCAAGCGAAGGAGAAAGCGGCCGCACGGAAGCGTGTGGACCCGACCGCGCGGGCGTCGGAGCAGTTGGTGACGGCGGTGGAGCGTTACGCCGAGGAGAAACGCCCCCAGGTTACGTTCCTCTCACAGGTGCTCAAGCGGACGCTGAAGTCCCTAGGCTGGGGCGAGTTGTTGGTGATGCAAGGAAGGAGCACGGGCGCGCACGACGGTCACAAAAAGGCCGCATAGGAGGTGTCGTATGAACCCAATCGAAAAGTTGCGCCGGGCCGAGATCGCGTTAAGGAACGCCGAGGCGACCGAGCGCCTGGCGCATCTGGACGCCCTGCGGTGTCTCGAAAACTACCGCGACGCCCTGCGCGAGGCGGTTGTGCTGGAGCGGGGGAGGGCGGCTTAGTGCCCGAACGCGACACGAAGGAGATAAAAATGACTTACATTAACGAACGTTTCCCGCCAGGGAACTTCTACCGCACCCATAAAGTGTGGAACGGAGAAAAATACTCGGCCCGGGACCATCTGAGGTGCTTTCTCGGAACGCATGTGCCTGAGTTTCGGTTATTTGGCATTACGAACCATTGTGCGTGTTGCGGGTGGTATCACAACACTACGCTGGAACAAAGGCTTCGTTATCTCGGCTTCGTGGTAACGGGCGGGGACGTGTCGTGATCCACTTCCTCATCACCGCAGCGAGTCTGTACGTCACCTTTCTCGG